TTCCTTGTGATCCTACGAAGCAGGAAGTCAAATTGTTCTCTGAAGTAGTCCGTCTAATTGTCTATGGTGATGACAATATGATGAATGTACATGAGGATGAGAAATATTTCGACTTCTGCTCAATTAAGAAGCACTTGGCAGATATGGGCATGACGTACACCAAGGCCGATAAAACGGAAGGTGATACTCCATTCCAATCTGCTGCTGAACTTGAGTTCTTGAAAAGAGTGTTTTTGTGGCACGATTATTTGAAGACCCGAGTAGGAGCATTGGCTTGGGATTCTATCTGGAAATCATTAACTTGTACGATGAAGAAGAAGGGATGTGTCGAATCTGAGGCGCAGATTATGGCACAAAATTTGGCGCAAGCCCTACATGAAATTTACCTACATGGAGAAGCAGAGTTCTTGAAGTATGAACCACTTTTCCAGGAGGTCGCTGATAAGTCCATTGACGATCAGGGCTTCAAGGTTAAAGATTTCTACAGACCACCCACACTGCAAGATTGTCGCGATCGTTTTGAGCGTACAACTTGTCAATATGAGACGGTAGCCGAAAAGTATGGTGATCCAGTCAAGAAGATGTTTCAGCAATCAGGTGTGATTGAAGATGATCAGGATTATGCCATGGCTAGGTTGCCCGTTCCACAAAGTGTACCGCTTTATCCTCGTGATGAAGAGCCTATGACCGCTCACGATCCTGTGAGCAATCTGCTAGTTTTGCCCACTATGGACGATCCTTTTGGTGAAGCATGGCCTGAGTGGCCAGAACCCCCCACAGAACTCCCTGAGCCTATGCTATTGGATGATTATGGTAATGTTGGAGATACTGTTGTTTTGGAAACCGTTTCTGGCGTGCACTATTTTGATGCAGTTACTATTGATAATTTAATTCCAGATCCTGCCATTCTCAATTTGGAGTCTACTGAGTATCCCAATTTTTACTCATCCGATTATGGCTTCGTCCGAGCGGATACGACTCGTAATGTTATTTGCACTATTGAGTCGAGCGGACGTTGGAGGCGACATATGGTACCGATACCTGTTGAAGCCACCGAGGGTTTGGACGTTGTTGAGCATCCCGTCTATGGGTATCCTATGATGCCATTCAAATTATGGCTGGATACTGTGATGGAGGCTGCACATAGTCGACTGGAAATTCAGTATAGGAGGAAGGATGTGAATGACCAGTTGAAATGCATTATTCGAGCAGTAGTGGAGAACAAGCCTCTCATCCATGCGTGTATGGATTTGAGAGCAGATTTACCTGTCCCTGGGGATTTGGTTGAAAATCAAATGGTCTGGATTTTCAACTTCTACCAAAGAGCTAGAGATAGGATGGGCATAGATGGTTTGAATTTACCAGATGAAATTAAGGAGTTGATTCTATCCTGGTCAG